TGGTCGGCGCACCACACGAGCTCCTTAACGGGGTGGTTGTAGGAGAGGCGGATCTGCTTGGTCTGACCGGCGACGGCCATGGCATCGGTGCCGGTGTGCTGAACCTGCTCGATGAGGTACTCGTGACCCTTCTGGGCGAAGCGGCGACGCTCCTCGGTGTCGAGGTAGATGTAGTTGGCGTAGACCTTGAAAGTGGAACCATCGGTGTACTTGGCGAACTCGGAAGAGAGATCGAAGTCGAGGCGGACCTCGTGGTACTGGAGCGCAATGAGGGGAAGCGCGAGACCGGGGTTGCGGTTGAAGAAGAAGATCAGAGGGAGGAAGATCTGACCGGCATTGGCACCGGGGGTGGTGAGCTTACCCCAAGACGCCTTCTTGGACTCGTCGAGGTAAAGCTCGGAGTACAGGCGCCACCAGCGCTGGTAGTGCTTGTCGATGCGCTGACCACCGATGGAAAGCTCAACATCCTTGATGGCACGCTCGGCAGCGAAGCAGTTGTCATCGGCGGCGCCGGAGATCTCCGCGAGGCCACCCTTGGCCACGAGCTCGACGTACATGTCGCCGACGAGGTCACCGTTACGGGCGACGGTGACGGACACGCGACCGTTGTCAGCGGGGTTACCGTTGACGGTCTGCTCGATGTTCTCCATCGCGAAGTTGGTGTGGCGCTTGTACACAGCCTGGAAGAAAGTTACAGCGGGGTTGCCAGTCAGGTAGACATCCTGGGCACCGTAAGCTACGAGTTGCATGAGACCACCGGCCATATTGTTTGTTGTACTATACACCAACATTTTTTTTCAGCGCGAAAAAACATGCACCATTTTTCCTGTGTGTACATAAAATGTCGACCACCCCCGAACAAAAAAATGAATCCGAATCTGAATACGAATCCGAATCCGAGGTGGAGACCGAAGCTGAAGCTGAAGCTGAAGCCGGGACCGAAGCTGATGCTGAGACCGAGCTTGATGATGACGATGTAGACATGGACGCGGTTCTCGACGATGACGTAGATGCGGGTAGCGTAATGGTTGAACTCCTCGAGACGGCTCTTATCACCCCCGACGGCGAGACGATCTGCAGCGCTCTTGTCAATATGGGACGGCAACTTGAAATACAAAACAAAATTCTCGTTAAGCTCTTGGCGTCTTTTCAGAAAAATTGAGCTTAGAAAAATGACTCCCTATTATAGAAAATGTCGGAGGGCACCCACTTCATCAGCGAAAATGCTGGGTACGAGGAAGCAAACAGTGCCATGAGGACAAATGAAATTAGGTCCTTCAGTGACGAAGAGATCAAATTCTTCGTGAATGAATTAGAGCAGATGTGGAAGATAAACGAACATAACGACCAATATCTATCGTATCGTATTGGTTACGACAATTTTTTTACTAAAGACGAGCTGAGTGAAGACGGGTTGCCGACGACTGTGAACATCGAGAAGGTTTGTACAAAATACAAAAACGTCCGTGACGGGCTTTGTGAGTTGTACCATCGGGCTGACATTCTCAACGTGTTGGATTACGAGTGTGAAAACGAAGACATTAAATTTTCCACCAGAATCAATCGCCTGATTGACCAGGTGGACGATGCTTGGCAAATCGTGTTTCGGAACGCTCGCATTTATGATAGAGTGAATAACCCTACGTATGTCCCTATTAATCCGGAATCCGACCCATCCCTTTTTCGCGTATCCACTATGTCAAACATTCAAGAGCTATCACCCTTTCAGCAAGCAATTTTACAAACACTCCGTTTCCTGTATGATCACAATACTAAAAGATACAAGGGGCAGTGCTGTACGGAGATAAAGACAATGTCTGGTGCTTCTACGAGGGCCTGGAAGCCCGTGCAAACAATCCAAGAATTTGTCTACAGTGTCGGTAAAAAAGAAATTCACTTCGAGCTGTGGAAGAACTTGACATCCCGTGGGACGGCACATCGAGACGTGATCACATACTTGTCAAACTGTAACGACATGCAGTTTCCAGACATCATCAAGAATCGAAACGTATGGTCGTTTAACAATGGCATTTTCATAGGTAAAGAATGGAGCGAAAAATTGGGTGCGTATAAGTCGTCGTTTTACACGTATGATTCACCCGAGTTCAAAGCACTTGACCAGTCTGTGATGAGTTGTAAGTATTTCGAACAAGAATTCACTGATTACTCTCATCTCGAGGATTGGTATGATATCCCTACACCACATTTCCAGTCTATTCTCGACTACCAGAATTTCGAAGAGGATGTATGCAAGTGGATTTACGTTCTCGGTGGCCGTCTGTGCTTCGACGTGAACGACATGGACGGGTGGCAAGTGATTCCCTTTTTGAAGGGTGTCGCGCGCTCTGGTAAATCAACCTTAATCACGAAAGTGTTTCGAAAGTTCTATTGTACGGAAGATGTCCGCACACTTTCGAACAATGTCGAGAAGAAGTTCGGTTTATCGTCCATCTACGACGCGTTTATGTTTATCGCCCCCGAGGTTAAGAACGATCTCGCTCTTGAACAGGCTGAATTTCAGTCTATCGTGAGCGGCGAAGACGTTTCTATCGCGGTAAAGCACGAGAAGGCTAAGTCGATCGAATGGACGACACCCGGTATTCTTGGTGGGAATGAGGTACCTCACTGGAAGGACAATTCTGGTAGTATTCTGCGCCGCATTTTGACTGTCAATTTCGGTAAGCAAGTGAAGAACGCGGACCCCACTCTCGAGACCAAACTTGAAAGTGAACTTCCAATCATTCTTCAAAAATGTGTGCGAGCGTACCTCATCTATTCCCAGAAATACGCGAATAAGGATGTGTGGAACGTCGTACCCGAATACTTCAAAAAGGTGCAGAAGCAAGTCGCGCTCGTGACCAGCCCTCTCGAGAACTTCCTGCAGTCGCACATGGTCAAGTTCGACGAGACTGCGACATGCCCCATGACAGTGTTCCAGGATGCATTTAACAACTTCTGCGTGTCGAGAAACCTTGGTAAGAAGACGATCAATTACGACACATACATCGGACCGTTCAGTCAAAGAGATATCACAGTCGCACTCGATTCGAGGCTACACAACGATATGATGTACGACGCACAAGAATTTGTCGTCGGACTGGACGTCGTCGTGTCTCTTAACAATTAAAATGTACACATAAAATATATGGGACAATTCAACCATTTCATAAACAATAACGATATACCATCGATTAATGAGGTATTGCGGGCCGAGCCATACTTAACAAACGCCAATAGAAGTGCTCTGCGTCGCGCCCACGTGAGAAACAACGCGACTGCATACAACAAAATATCCAACCTCACACAGGCGAGGTTGCAGAAAACAAATATCACAAAACTTGTCGCTGGCCCGCTTCAGCTCGGGTTTTTTAACGCTATCGTCAATAAAGACTACGACACGAAGACTGTGCGCGTTAATTTAGAAAATGTGATTAATAAACCACTCCCGGGAAGGGTTAAATTGCCGGGAACACAACTTGACATAGATGTCGTAAATGTAAAGTTGGTATATGGGCGGTACACGGGTGGTGTGGAGCGAACCAAAAATGGTCTCGTCGGTAAATTCAATCCGGCTGTGAACTATTTCATGGCCCAGATAACTGCCAACGTGTACGACGGTGATGTTCGTCAAGGTGTAAATTTCCGCGTTTACAAGAATGGCAAGATACACTTCTCTGGGGGTTTCATGAACAATGACATCACACATGCGGGAAAAATACAAAAGTACATCGTAGACAATCTCACGAATAGGGAAAGTTTTTTATACAATTCTATAATTTACAACAACATCACCGGTCAATTTAAAATTAACGGCGCGTTTGATTTAACGAAAGTAGCCAGAACATTCGCCAAAACTGGTAAAGTTGATTACGAACCCGAACTCCAGGCATCGTTGCGCATGGAATACAAGGGTCGTACATTTCAATTATTCACATCTGGTGTGGTACAAATTTTAGGTGTCCTCACCAATGCTGATATGCTCTCGTCTTATGATATCGGGAAGAGTCTCGTGGGTGAGTTGTTGGTGTTGCAATGCGCGCGTCTCACGAGCGTCGATGTGGTCGATCGTGTCACGAAGCGGCGTGTGGCAAAAGTTGTCGTCTCTAAAAAAAACACTAAAAATATCAGCTACGATAAAAATAAGAAAATATTGATATCCAAGAAAATGTGTATGTCACATTCAAAACCCGAGCTCATGTCCTTGGCTAAAAAAATCGGTATAATGAACCTCAAATCAACCACCACAAAGTCGGAGCTGTGCGAACGCATTCAAAAACATGTGTATGGTAATTTCGCAGTGAATGGTCATCCATGCAAGTCGTACTCGAAAGAGTACCTGACTACCGTGGCTATGACGAAGAACATCTCCGTATCGGACACAGATACAGTCGACACGTTATGCGAAAAATTAAAGATGCCCGCACCTGCGCGTCGACAACCGACAAAAACGAAGACGGCAACAAAAACCGCTAATATTACCGCAAATAACTACAAAAAACGGGGTCTGAACAACGCGAGTGTGAAATCTAACATAGAGAAGTTGTATGGAGATAAATGGATGACGAAATACAAGAACGTCATGCAGCCACTCAATAAAAACGTTGTCGAAATGCAGAAGATCATAAACGCCTTAGATCTTAAAAAGAACAAGAAAGGTGTGCCGTTTAAGAAAGGTGTGGATCAGGTTAAGAAGACTACTGTGAGGACATGGAAGTCGCAGAGAAAAGTTGAATTAAACAAGAAACTAAACGAATTAAATAACGCGTTTGCTAAAAACCTCGAAAACTTCATGAACGTCGCGACACCCTCTCCCCCGAAGAAGAACGTCAAAAAGAGCCGCTTCCCTAAAGGTACGCGAGTTGAAACACTTTAAAAGGATCGGGCAAATACCATATATGGATAATCCAAGAGATATATTTCTCGGACTCGTGCGTACCAAAGGTAACATTCAAATAGATTTGATGAATAACATCAGTATCGAAATCCGAGACCACATTTTAAACGTCATTTTTTACGTCATAACAGATTACATCAGGCACGAACGTGAAACGCACAAATCCGGGTTTGGACCCGTAGAAGCGAGTTATTTCTGTACGGACAACTTCATAGATGCGGTCGATGCGCGAAAATGGATACGGGAAAACATACCCGACGATGATACGAGTCTCGTCATGTATGTTTTCGATAACCCCAATCTAATGTATAGATCGAAACATCGACGCACTCTCTTATATCTCGTTAACATGTTATATTTCGATTTATGAGCTTCGTTGGTTCGGCAATTTGTTTAAGGTGTATCGTATGATACGAGAAATCATAACCGATAAACTTTGATTTTATCTTATCCGAAACCGCAAACCCTTCATATTTCATAGAGACTCCTTTGCACACCGACTCTTGCTCAATTCGTAAAAAATTGTCTTCGAGCATTATGAATTCCTTCAACCTTTCTTGTGGCAATCCATAATTCTTCATCTTAATAAACATCTCTTTAGAATTACCGTCAGATAAATGAAAATATTCCGTCTTGTATCCCAACTGTGACACCTGAGCACTGTTACTAATCACCGTGTTCATAGTGAAAATAACATATAGCATTATAGCTATTAATATGGGTATCATTTAGTAGTACCCAAGATATTAAAAATATCCTTAATCTTGTGTAAAAGATTGAACAATTGGCGTTCATCCCCAATCTGCTTAGGGTCAACAATCTCCATTTCAATCTGGTACACGACCGGATCCTCGCTGTCCATGTCATGGGTGTCACCCATACAAGTTGTTAGGTCGATGCTCAGATTCTTTCTGACGAACGAGAGGCGTTCCTTCATCTTCTTCTTATCCATCGTCCGATCGATATCCGACACTGGCGTCTCCTTAGAAATGCTCACACGGAAATCTAACGGTACATTCGCGTTATTTTTGAAATCTTCGTTATGAATGCGATCTTTTTGGACAATCGTTTCTTCACCGGTATTTTCATCGATTGTGATGCGAATGTTGTCTGTATCGCGATAAAACACCTCTTGGGAAGTTGACACGACCTTCTCCCACCCGCCATACTTTTGGAGACGTCGCATCACCGTCGTGAACGTCTCATTGCCGACATTCGTATCGAACATGTGTCCATTGAATTTACCCAATCGGATTTCAATCTCTACGTGGTCATCGTTCCGGTGACGGTCGATGATAGGTTTTACTTTATCGTAAATGTACTGAACGTCCATCTTATCAAGCTTACAAAGCCATATTTCTCTAAATAACTTAGGTTAAAGTTTTCCTTCCTCTTTTAAAAATGCATGGATTCTACAACAACGGCAATACGTGCTTTTTCAATGCAGCGATTCAATGTGTGTTAAATATTAAAGAATTGACCGGGTACGTATTAAAAAACGAATATACGGGCAGTTGCGAGTTTACTAAAGTGTACACAGATTTAGTACGTATGTACTTTAGCAAGGAAAAGGGTGTGATAAATATCGACTTTCTTCTTCAACGGTTCAGAAATCAGTTTCCCCGTTTCAAGTCCTATCAACCACATGATGCGCAAGATGCACTGTTTTGTATAATAGACATTCTCGAAAAGGAACTACCCATACTAAAGACTATCGTCTATGGAAAGAGATCACAGTATACTGTTTGTCCGAGTGGATCAAAATCTCTCGAAGAACCGTTCAGTTTTCTAATCTTAAACAATACCAACGCACAAGACACGGTGAGTAAAATGATCACGAGTTCCGAGAGGTGGGACGTCCTGAGCGATTACCGAGACGATTCCGGTGTCACACATAACGTCTCCACGACACGTTCGATGATAACGGAATATCCCAAAATACTATTCGTGTCATTCGACAAGAAACAGTTTGTCGAGGTGGACGAATTTAAACGATACGAAATATGTGGAAGTATTCTTCATATCGGAACGCAGAATGGTGGACATTACATAACTATTCTAAAACAATCCGACGGTAAATGGTATCTGCACGACGATGACGAAATCAAGGAGGTTGCGTTTCCCGTAAAGGCGGCGCACCATGTACTCATGTACAGGATAAAAAGTCACTCATATTAATATCCTCCTTGATATTTACGAGAGTCCTATAAAATGTTCGACGACCATTGGGATATGTCTTGTCCGGGCGTGACTGAACGGGTTTCCACCACATCGGTTCATCTTGGTGCATGTATTGACACTCTACAATTGAGTCCTCTTCGATGTGCATACCCCGGGGAACCTGATCTTCTCGTATTTCAGATTCGAATATGAGCTTTCCACGCTCTTGCACATATAGACGCCAGATGGCACCCTTCTTTTTAAACTGGAAATCTATCGTATTTTTATCTCGAGGCTTCCACTTGAACATAGTCTCATGTGTACCGGTTTTTATAGTATCCATCACCGGTGTAAAAATTAATCCGTCAATTTTTTGATTCACGGTGGGCAAATACGTATTCATAAAAAATTCAAATTCTTTCAAAGGATAAAAGTTTTTAATTTTTAATTTAATCGGATCATACTTTAAAATTGTCAGCATTTTCATTAATTTTTCTATATTTTCGAGACGATCTATAAAATGTTTATTTCCGACGATAGATCCCGAAGCGAGTAAACAGTCGTAGATCATGAATGTATCTTCATATAATTCACCTTCCAAAATCGTCCCGTCGTATACAGGCTTTCGAAAGTTTAGAGGACATTCAAACATGTCAAGTGCTCTATTTACAAACATACATCGTTTCTTGTTACCATACATAAACGCCAATAACATGAACCTGACACCATCCGTCTTTTCACAAACGACATATGTATGTCTTTTCAGTGTGTCAAAGTGTCTAAATTCAATAGACACGGGTTGACACCCAGGAAATGTACCCTTGACACCCCAATGTGTCTCCATAAAGGATATCGCATATGTGTAAATAGGGTCGTCTCTATTTACATATAGACGTTGCATATGTATTGAGTTATTAATTTTATCTTTAAGTAGATTTAACTCCAGAAGAATTCAGAATATTTCCGAAACACTCGTGGGTATATGTACTGGTGACTTGTGCGGATGTATACGCGACGATCTTCACACCGGATTCTTTAAATTTTTCAAACATTAGACTCGACTTAGGTGGAATTTTAACAGTACCAGTTCGCCTATCCCTGATTTTCTTTTGTACATTTTTATTCATCATTACCCAGATCTTCGGGGTCGTACTCCTGACATTGTACATATCACCGTCTATACATGCACCAACTTCTGTATCGAAGTGTAACCCCATTTGAGACGCGGGTTCGGATGAACCTTGTTTAACCTTCGTCTTAAACATGTCCCAATCAACACCTTCTTTTACTCCTGGAAAAACAATCACGTCGTAATTATCATTCACATCGATCACCTTCTGCAGAGCATCCGCGTCTACGCAAACGCCGAAATCAATAAAAAAAATCCGGTCATGTGTTTTCATGTATTGTTGAATCTTTTCGGACTTGGCAAACGGATCATCATTTACGAATACGAGTTCGTTGTTGACGTTTTTTTGCATACACTGAATATTGAAACGTAGGACCGTGTGTAACGCCTTCACATGACACGATCGAGATCGCGTGACGATTATAGTCGCGACGCGCATATTACAACTATTTAGAATTTAAGCCTTAAGCCTATGTTTTAAACATCCTGTAAATGGTAAATTACCTACGTGACCAAGCGTCGTATGCACATCGGCAAAAATCTTACCATCCATCTGCTGCCAACGTCGGCAAAACGCATAATCCTCGGATAGATACCGTTTCGAAACCGGGTCGATCATACAATCAAACAAGGCGCAATACTCGTCGAAATCGCGGTTCTGATGATCATTTTTACATGTGAGTGTATCACCGTAATGTTCGTGCATTCTTTCAAGGGCCGAACGCTTAATCATCATAAAACCAGTCGGACCATCGAGTACTTCGACGAACCCGTTCGACACCGAGCGTCGCTCAGCACCGATATTCACGACCAGGCTGGATGAGAGTAAACTCGGATCTCGTTCATCGTTATTCTCAATACCGCGTTTGACGTTGTCCCACATCACAACTTTTTTGGGATAGCACGCGACGGAAACATCGTGTCCCGATTTAGCCAGGCGTACCACTGACTTCGCGTCGAACTCGACATCTGCGTCTATGAACATGAAATAATCTGCATCGGTCTTCTGCATAAAACGACCCAGGGAAACGTTCCTCGCACGGTGTACGAGACTTTCATTTTCAGTGGTATCAATCATCAACTGAATACCCTCTTTTATAAGTTCAATCTGTAGGCGGATAAGACTTGACATGTATTGTTCGAGACATAAACCCCCATAACAGGGGGTGCTTAAAAAGATCTTCATGACTATATACTATTACAACTTATCCTCTAAGTATCGTTTTACAATTGCGACAATTTTGTTCAAAGTCGGGGTAGATACTGAACATTTTTCACACACTTCCGATTTTGACACTCTCCCGTGTAAGACCATATAAATAACCGCCGCCGCCACACTTTTTGGTGATTTGCTCATGAGTTCGACACATGGTTCTATGTTTACACACTGTCTATTGCACATGAGACGATCATCTCGATTCACGTCGAAACTATTCAGTAATCGCTGCATGACATTATACGGTTTGGTCACGTAATTCTTTTCCGTTTTTTCATCATTTATCACCTCCATAAACATATCCGTCGTCCGACTCACATCTTTAGAGTGAATACCGAACATTTTCGAAATCTCCTCGGTCGTTCTCGGTAAGTTGGAAATGCGACACGCGTATAAAACGCAGTTTGCTTTGATACCCGAACGTACCGCACCTCTCGTGAGTTTACCCTCGTTAAACTGTTTATACAGCGTCTTCGCACCTTTCAATACAGTTTCCGGTAAATCCCTACACGCTTCATCTATGTCTTTATACGCATGAAACAGCGATCGATCCCTGTGATTCATCGAACTGTGAAAGTTAATTTTCGCCATTCGTTTCGTTTCGTATTTAGACGAGTGCCTTGTTTCGATCACGGTACCTTTACCCCATGCGTCTGAAAACAGCTCGTGATTCGCCGATGGAATGTTACACCTGGAAGGATCAGCGACGCGTCCATCTTCTGAAACGCCACTTGTCCATTCAGCCGTGTCGTCTATGTACATGGAATCTACCAAGCCACACCCTGTGCACACCATTCCTTCTCGCGTGACAACCTTCTGCTCGTTGCACGCGTTGCATGTATAAATATTTACCGGCTTAATGGTTGGTTTTTGTAAAATCTGGTCCAGATCGGACCATATAGCAGCCAGCATTCCTTCGTTCATCCTTATGTACACGCTTTTAAAAAAGTGGTATAATTTTCGCACTTAGGCTAAAAGTTATGCTCGTCCATTTGAAGTTTCGCCCTCTCTTCGATTCGGTCAACCATTTCCTTAAATTTCAGAGATCCGGGGCTGGTAGGTTTCCAGTCAGACCACGCAGCGTCGATAGTTTCGTATCCAGGGGGAAGTTCTATCTTCCCGTCAATTTCGGAATCAGAAACGACGAATCCACTCAAGTCTGATTCGTCGCTATCGGACATGTCGTATATTTCACTATCGGTGTCCATGTTCATCTCGTCGGTCACAACATACATATCGTCTTTAATATGCATGAATACTATATCTCCGTTGTTATAGTGTTCACATACACTGTCTCCTCTCAGTGTGTTCGTCTCTTCATCGAGAGTGTACACATGCGCATCTTTGTATATTAAAGACGTTTCTGAGTAATATTTAACTATCAAGTAATCTTGACAATTCTCTTGTACTACTGCGTACATCTCGTCTTCTACGTCATCAACGTTCACTAAAATTTTTATCAGGTCTCCAGGGAGGATTTCTGAAAATACTATCATATCTAAAGATTTCAGACAAAATTTATTCATTGTTAATAACACACGCGATGGGGATAAAAATTTTTTCAAAGGCTGACTGTAAATATTGTGACTATGCCGAGACGATATGCAAAAAAATGAATCTCGAATATACAAAAGAGATTGTAGATAAAATACAATTGAAGGAGCGCTGCGGTCCTGGTGCCGTGACGTATCCGCAGATATTCGTAAACGATAAGCACATCGGTGATTACTTCGCGTTTGAAGAATACATAGATGGTACGGAAAATATGCTCCTGCCCACTCTTTCTCGTTTCACGGTATTTCCTATCGAACACGAGAATCTTTGGACCCTGTATAAAAAAGCCCAGATGTCCAACTGGACAGCCGAAGAAGTTGACGTTTCTTCGGACATGGACGACTGGAAAAAATTGACTGACAACGAACGCCACTTCATTAAATACATTCTTGCATTTTTTGCCGGGTCCGATGGTATAGTGTTTGAAAACATTAACAATAATTTTGCCGACGAGGTACAACTCACCGAAGCGCGTTCATTTTACGCTTATCAGTCTCATAACGAGATGGTTCACGGAGAGACGTATAGCAAACTCATAGACAAGTACATCAGGGATCCGGTAGAAAAGCGCCAACTTTTCGATGCTATACAGACCACACCTCCCATCAAGCACAAAGCTGAATGGGCTATGAAATGGTTCGATAAGTCTCGTTCGTTCGCCGAACGACTTCTTGCATTCGCGTGTGTCGAAGGTATATTCTTTTCGGGTAGTTTCTGTGCTATCTTTTGGTTAAAGAAGCGTGGGCTCATGCCCGGATTATGTTTTAGCAACGAACTCATCAGTCGGGACGAAGGTCTTCATCTCGAATTCGCCCTCGAACTATTTAAAATGTTGAATTTTAAACCAGACGATCAAACCGTTTATGAAATCGTGACAGACGCGGTGAATATCGAGAAGGCGTTTATTTTAGAGGCTCTTCCATGCAGCCTGATAGGTATGAATTCTCATAAAATGTCCGAGTATATCGAATACGTCGCGGATCGTTTGCTTAAACAGGCGGGGTTCAATAAAATCTGGAACACGCAAAATCCCTTTGATTTTATGGAAAATATTTCCCTTGATGGAAAGACTAATTTTTTTGAAAAGCGCGTAGGGGATTACGGTAAAATGGATGAAACGACTCCGATTTCATTCGACGAAGATTTTTAGTTAAAAACCAAATCCGTACCGTCCTCGAGCTTACAATTGGCCTTGGCCTTTTTAGACACCTTAAAAGAGATGGGTGCAGGAGCATCTAAACCGGAGTTGATATCCATGGGAGTAAATACACGACCACTGTCACGGATTTCAATCGGCTTTTCTTTCATGTATGGCTTGGGGGGTTCGACATCGGCCATGCGAACCACGGGATCTACACCAGATAACATGGGGCTGGGACCTATATCCATAGGACCCGGGGCGATAGACGCGGACTCATCGTCGGACTCGGCGTCGGACTCATCGTCGGACTCGGCGTCGGACTCATCGTCGGACTCGGCGTCGGACTCATCGTCGGACTCGGCGTCAGACTCGGCGTCAGACTCGGGCATGGGCGCCGGGCCGATGTCAGGTTCATACGCTTCAGTTTTCACGTTCATCATACCCCAAGTGACGAGCATGAATACAACCGTGTGCAGAGCGAGGCCGCTAATGGAGGGGCACCCCGTGGGGCTGGAAACCCAAGAACCGAAGACCTTCCGCATAATGCGGAAGGTGTCGGGGTTCGCGATGATGAAAAACACGAGCGCCGACATGATCGAAATCAAGAGTTTTTGTTCTTGCTTTTTACCATCACAACCACACCCGCAATCTTTGAAAAGACCCATTTCGTTTTGTTAATGTATTCTGAGAAAAAAAATATACTTAAAGTTTGGCCTCGTATATAAGATACAATAAGTATGTCTACCAACATCATTCAGCGTTACGAAAACTTCGATGCCTCCTCTGTTGTTTTTTCCAAAATGAAAAAGAACAAGAACGGTGGTAAAACTGTATACATTAACGCACCAGGCAACAAGAAGATGTATTTGCAGCTCCCCTTCCTCCGATCCCCCTTTGGTCTGAGCGTCTTCACTGATGAGGCGACGAATAAGACGTCGTATTCTCTTGACCTATCCTTCGACAAGGATAACGAGGCTGCTGCGGAACTCATGGGTAAGCTCCAGGTTCTCGACACTCGCATCATCGAGACGGTTGCTGAAAATTCTAAAGAGTGGCTGGGTAAGCAGTACAACATCGACGTCATTCGAGAGGCGCTTTACAAACCGATCGTGCGTCCAGGTAAGGAGGAATATCCTTCCACCATGAAACTCAAGCTCATGACTAAGCCAGATGGGGCGTTCCTCGCCGAGGCATATGACATGTCTCAAACGCCCATACCTCTGGACAGTATCGAGAAGGGGCAAAAGTGTATGTGCATCGTTGACTTTACT